TATTATACCATTTTCATACAATTCAACCATACTTTTTTTCGTCATATCTGCCGCCGATCCTTGTATTAATTTATTTAAAGCCTTGTAAGTAAATGCACGTTTTAAAGGCTCACCATATTCTTTTCTCGCTTCCTCTAATGGTAATGATTTATGTACACCAAATTGAACTGGTTCCCAACGATCGAAATGACACGCCCGGCCCAGTAAAGTTCTAATCTTACCACGATCATTTGCTTTACGAGATACATTATCCATTAATTGTTTTACGAATGGAGCTCTACTATGATATTGTCTAATTAATTTTTCTGCAGACTCTTTCATTAAACCTAACTCGGCCATTAATTTATTTTTACCCATGCCATACATTAAACCAAGATTAATTGTTTTGGCTTGCTTACGTTCAATACCTGCCATGTCTGCAACAACCTGGTGAAAGTCTGCATCACCTGCATTGTATGCATCTACAATTTCATCTACACCAGTTAAGTTTTGTAACTTTGCATAGTGCACTAATATTCTAGGTTCTTGTTGTGAGTAATCAAATGATCCCCATTTGTGATTACCCTCTGGTATAAATATAGATCTAATTAAAGGACCAAGTTCTGGATGTCTTGCAGGAATCTGTTGCAAGTTTGGATTACTCATTGAGAATCTACCAGTCACAGTCCCACCTGCATCTGATCTAATTTGATTTATATCTGCATGTATTCTACCATTAACAGAATGTTTAGTTATTGAATCTATAAATGTGCTGTGAGCTTTGTTAAGTTCTCTTGCTTCAGCAATTGCTTTTGGTAATTCGTGTGGATGATTTTGTAAAAAGTTTTTTGTAAAACTTGGCTCTTTACTTTTTGCAGTTCTATCATACGGTAATTTTAATTTGTCAAAAGCTTTTGCAATACTACGTGCTGCCATTATTTCTACATCAACACCTGTTAAACCTTTGATTTTATGTAATATTTTTTGCTCTTTGCTAATTAAATATTTTTTTATTTTATCTGCTTTGTCAAGATCAACTCTTACACCTTTAAATCTCATGTCAACTAAACATGGAAACAATTGTGTTTCTAAATTAAATACATCCCAAAGTTCTTGTTGATATAATTCTGTTTCTAATTTTTGCCAAAGTTTTAATGTAGATTCCGCATCTCGTTCTGCATACTGACCAACAAACATTGCAGGTAATCTCCACAAATCTTTTTTAGGATCAACACCATATTCTTTTGCTGCTGCATTTAGAACACTTTCGTCTTTACCTAAACCTATGTAATGTTTAGACAACGTGTTTAATTGATAAGATAATCTATTCTCATCAATCAAAGACGCTGCAATCATAGTATCAACTATTTTACCATAAACCGTTAGACCTTCTGTCCTTAACCAACAGATATCATACATAGCATTATGAAATATAAATGTTGTATCAGGCTGATTAAACATGTCCTGGAGCCACGAAAACACCAGTTTTTTGTCCATATTGCCGTTTGACTCGTGTCCTATAGGAAAATACCCTGACCAGCCCTCTACGGCCACCGCAACGCCAGCAATGTGGCCTTTTCCGGTGACATTACCAGAGCCTAGCTCTTTCAGTCCTGGATCGTTTGTTTCTAAATCTATTGCTATTTGTTTTGCGCCAGTAAGATCTTTTAATTCTTCTGGCATAACCCATTCTGTCTCTGGTGTGAACAGAGGTGTTTGCATACTTCTCACTTATAATCCCTTTCAATTATCATCTCGATAAAATGAATGGCTTTTAATAAATCTTCTTTGCCATTTTTATCTTGATGTCTGATTATGTATTTAATAGCACAACCTTCTGGATATAACAACTTGTTTTCAATTACAAATTTACTTGGCTGTATCACATATTTTTGATAATGTTTTCCGCCAATTTGTTTATCATAACTACTCATATCAAATAAGCTTTGTCAAAATCTTTTGGATCTAATACATGCAATTCGCGTTTCGCTCTTGTAGCTCCAGTGTAAAACAATCTATGTAATTCATCTGGATCATGACTAAATGTTTCAAGAGCTGCGTTAGTTATATCTTGCATTAGTAAGACTTTGTCAGCTTCTCCTCCTTTCGCTCCGTGTATTGTTGACATTGATATACGAGGATTTTTATTTAACGTTTCACCATTCGCCCTCATATTACGAATGTAATTCTCTGTGATAGGATCTAATCCTTCAAATGCTTCATACCAAACTGTGTCTGTAATTAACCCATGATCTTTCATACATTCTTTGATATTATATTTATCTTCAGAATGTAATGTTTTACCTTTTCTAAACCCTTCTAATACATTAGATCCAAGATATTCATAAATATTTTTTATCTCCAGGTGATTTAATAATCCACCTTTACGCCATGCCTCCCAGTTATTTAAAGCTAGTAATAATTTAAGTGAGATTGAGTTACGTCCTTTGTAAGAATAATACCAACCACGTAATTCACATACTTCTTTTACTGAATCTAAAAAATGATTAGCAGAAGATAAAACTAACCAATTACCCTCTGACATATCTACCTGTGTAATATCAGAATATCTGCGTAAGATTCCTTCTTCCTCTCTTGGTTTGTATTCTTTATCAAATCTATTTTGTACTTGTCCTATTATCTTTTGTGACAATTCATGTATAGGTCCACCAGGTATACGATAAGACTGGTCAAGAGTCCTGATATCATCTACTTCTTCTTTTAATGCAATAAAATGATCTACTTCTGCGCCGGCCCATTTAAATATAGCCTGGTCATCATCACCTGCAATGTAAGTTTTATCTGCACGACTCCACATTTTACGCACCATTTCCCATTGCAACAAAGATAAATCCTGCGCCTCATCAATAAATAAAACTGCAAATTTATTTACAGTTTCTTTTGCAATAAAATCTTCTAACAGATCATTAAAATCTTTGAGTCCTTTTTCTTTTTTAAATCTTTTTAATTCCTCAGATAATAAAAATAATGTGTTTCTCTCTATATCTAATATATTTTGTCTTGAATCATAATATTCTAATAGATCCATTCTTTTTACAGCTGCTGTATTTATTATTGTAAGATACTCGTTGTCAGAATTAAATGTACCATCACTATCAGAAAACTTTGCAGTCTTAATTGGTATACCACACTTTTCACCAAACTCTTTATAATCTTCTGGTCCTAACATTTTTTCTTTTGTCATTCCAAGTTGATTAAATGCATACGAATGTAGAGTTCTAAAAAATGCTAAATCATTTTCTATGTCCAGGCCAAACTTATCCGCGGCCCTCGTTGCTGCCTCCGTTGCAGCTTTTTTAGTGAACGAAAAATAACCTATTTGTTTAGGTCTGATTCCGTCTTGTATGAACTGATCTACGAGGTTTAAGAGAGTTGTTGTTTTTCCAGTACCTGGTGGACCTAGTATAATGGTCTTCATACGCTTGCTTCTTGCACTCCTTTGCTTCTTTTTTTAGTTTGTTGTCCCACAACCATTTTGCGTGACGAATTAATATAATATTTTTTTCACTTCTCATTAAAAGTTTTCCTCTTGATATGGCACCTTAGATACAGATGCTTCTGTTTGTTTCATTGTTTGTATTTTAATTAATCTTGGTTGTTGTTTTTTAATTCTAACTCTTTCTTCACCTACAAATACATCGAGTTGTTTTATTAAATTACCAGTTTGATTCTTGTCCTTTTCCCAATGATTCCGTTTACAAAAATTAAAAAAGTCTTCCATTCTAAAATATGTAAATTCTCTTTTGTCGTCTGTGTAAGGTAGTTTGTTTAGTATGTCGTCTAAAGTTCTTGCTGATTGTCTATTTGTTGTCCAGTCTTGTAATAAATTTGTAAGTTCATTTACTGGATCTAAAGACTCTAAAGGTTCTACCTCTTGTAGTCCTTGCATCATTGGTTTTAAAAAATGTTGTTTCCAATCTTTTGGTTTTGGTACAGGCACAACTAAATTTGCTTGATCAAGACATGCTAGTGCAAATAATTGTGGACTATAAAGTTGCTCTGATTTTAATTGTATTCTTTTTTTATCTACATCTAAAAACCATTCAGGTGGTTTTGATGCATACTTTGTAAGACTACCTAACATTGGCATTTCTTCTTCGCCAAAACCTACACCAAATCTTTTTGTTCTACACAAACCAGACTGACATACTGCATTTATTGGTGAGTCTTTACATCTATATTTATCGTAACCTTTTCTATTAACTGATTTAATTAATTGTTGCACTTCACTATTACTAAGTGCAGGTTCCATATATTTTAAATTTGCTTCTACAATTTTATCTTCCCATGTATCTGGACTTGATTGTTTGTAATACACTGCAATATTAAACAAAGCATTGTTACGAGAACCTTGTCCAAACCCTGTTGTTGCCAGTTTGTTTAGACAAGGTGGTCCACCAGGAAAAGCTTCTTCTATTTTTTTTTCTTCTGTTTTAATATTTTGTAAGTCTTCTTCCGTGCAAGAGTGAAGATCATAGAGCTTATAAAATTCCTCAAGTGTACAACCGGTGCCATTATCGTTGATAGCATATCGTAGTCCTTTCATTTCGTTGTAGTAGGGTAAATTTAAAAAGTTACCTGTATCCCCACGTTCTACAAGTATCTCTGTTTGTTTTGGAAAAATTTCTGAACCTTCATACCCAAGTATGATTGCCATTTGTTTTAATTTTGATTGCATCAAAGATGCAGGAATGTTCTCTTTGGTAAATAAAAATACGTGTGCGCCGCCTGATTTACTACGGCAAACTATTAAGGGTAATTTATTATTCCGAATACTTTTAATGAGGCTAGTGTGATCAAAGTTATATTCGTCAATATCAATGCAGCCCCACCTACAACTATTATCTTCTGTAATAGGGATGATTCCAAGGGCTGGTCCTTTTCCTGCAAGATGGTTTGACCAGAGTTCATCTGTGACTTGTCCACGTACAATAAAAGCTTTGCCTTTTTGTTTGCCGTTGTCGCCACGTTCACCTGGTTGATATTGTCCATATGCTATTTCTAGTCCTAAAAATATTGATTTGAATTTATCTATTATCATTTCTTTTTTCTTTGTAAAGGGGGATCCGCTAAACAAGTAGATCCCCCTGACATTATAACACTAGTAAGGAGTTGAGTCGCTTACTTTCTCTTCCACATCTGCTTTTGTTTGAACGTTCCCTTTAGATACATCAGCTCCAAAAGTCCTTGCATCAAGGTACAAAGACTTGTCTTTTTGATCTAAAATTCTGTCCTGTGTTACCACCCAACCAAACCAAGAACCTTTATCGTTCTTTTGTAAGGTAGATGTGAGGGTGTAGACAACCCCATGCATTGGCGGAATCACAAAACCACCTTTGCCGTTAGGTATTTGTGTGGTTTTCATCATAGAATTCCACTTTTTACTAACGTTTAGTTGAGTTGACTTCATTGTTATAAGAGCCGGTGTAAACCCACCAGACTTCTTTTCTACCATAACAAAGTAAGATGCAGTCTCTTCAAGATAATTACCATTTGGTAATCTAATCTTAGAGCCCTCTCTTTTACCCGTTGTGATTATCGGACTGTTCGGTAAGTGAACTGCCACAGGAGCCCCTGGACCATCGCCTCTTTCCGACCACTCTGGATAATCTTTTTTGTAGTAGCAAGGAATAACCTTGATACCCACCTTGCCATCGTATAATTCGTTGTTCTTTCCCTATCCCT